ACGAAGAATGTCATCAAACTTATTACGGTAGTTTGGGTCCGTTCCAACGTGTGTAATTTCTCCGAGGCCCGTAGCCTCATTTAGTTCTAGCCCTGGTTGCCATCCAGACTTGTAGAAATTATTACCCCACTCGTCTGGTATATTCTTTGACAATTTATTTTGATATTTGTTTCTTTGCGTACTCTTTGACTACGACTAATGCTGCTCCACCACCTGCAATTGCAGCTGCTTGTAAAGCATTTATGTCAACACCAATCAATGGACTAACAACTAAGGCACCAATTGCTGCCTCAATAAAAGTCCACAGGGTTTTTGTCAGCATATCTTTTAAGTCATCACTCATTTTATACTCCCATGAATCGGACCAAGGTGTCCACCATACATCCTTCTTGAATGTACCATCCTGGTTTCTTGCTCGTTTATTTCTATTAAACATTATGTTATATTCTTACCATCAAGTTTAGCATTTAATACTTTGATTTCACCGCTTATCTCTTGTAACTTCTCATATACATCTGGCCCTTCTTCTTTTACTTGTGGTTCTAACTCTATGTCCATGTACTCTATTGTTACTTTATTATTTTGTAATAGTTCTTTAGCAACTTTTTCATACATTTTTGCGTACGCATCACGACTTTGTGTAATTAGCCCATCTTTATTTACATCTAAATCTTGTTGAGTATTTCCTACACCTAAACAGCCCATGGTTTGGTCATCATTATTAAGACTATGGATAAGCACGTAGGTGAACTCTGGGACGGACTGTAAATGGAGCATACCGTAGTGGTCATTTCCATAACGTGCAGAATATCTTGAATGAAATCCACCTTCTTTCCTAAACTTTATTTCATACGTCCCTTTTGGTATGCAAGTTTCTCCGTATTTTTTAGGGCCTGCTTGATACTGGTCCTCTAGTGTATAACATTCAAAGATACCATTAATAAATAGTAATCCATTAGTTGCATCTATCCCGAACTGGGTTCTGACTACTTGTAGTTTCATTTTACCTCCTACCTACTTGGATATTTACAATTGCAAATAGTTACATTTGTATATCCATTGTCTGCTTTAAAAGTACGACAATGATTATCTATCTCATCATCAATGTCATCAAGTATAACATCATCAAACCACATTATTTCCTAAAACCAATAGTTAATAACCATATACCTAATGTAATTAATGTTGCTAATCCTGTGACTTGCTGCGCACTACCAGTCAAAGTTAGTGTAGCAATAACTAAACCTACTAAAGTCCAGCTAAGGTTAAGTGTTTCTTTGATAGCCTCTACTAACCAGGACCATAATTTATTTATCATATTTGTTTCCTAAACATAAACGCAGCCATACTAGCTATTCTAGTCAAGATTACAGGAACTACTACCTCTTGTGCTTTTTCTTTCTGGTCATTTGTCATATCATCTCCTATGTTTCCTATAGTTATTTCCTCAAAATCTATATCTACAAAAGTTTCTATTGGGTTTTCCAAAAATGTTTCAAACTGTACCTCTGTAACTACGTCAGCAAGTGTGTAGTTCTCTACATCTGCATTCTCTACAGCTCTCTCAACGTACTCTTCAACAGCTACTGCAACAACTTCATCCTCTTGTATTGCCTCTGCAATAATTTCAACATCTTCAGTCTGTACCTGTAATACTTCAGCGACAACTTCAACTTGTTCTTCAGTAAGTATTTCAATATCATCAATAGCCTCCTCAACAACAGCTTGTACAAATTCTTGCACTTCTTCTGACGCTTGTTCTAAGTTTTGTACACCTATGTCATTTACTTCTTCTAGTACTTCTACAACTTCTTCGGTTGCGAGTTCTTGCACATATACTTCAATGGCCTCTGTAACTTCTTCATCTGTTAAATCTTCCTCTAACTCTATTACTACTATTTCTTCTATGACTTCTTCTAGTTCTGCTACTTCTTCTTTGACATCTTCTGGTATTGGCTCAACAAAAATCTCTTCATCTTGAAGTTCATCTTCTCTATCTTTGTCATCTCTAGGTATCTCTTTGTCCAGCTCATCTTCTATTATTTCCTCATCTTCTATTTCTTCAAACTCTGTGTTCCAGTCATCTATATCAATATCTAGGTCTTTTATATCTTCTATAATTATAATCTCTACTTCTTCAAACTCTTCTAAAAATTCCTCTACTTCAATAATTGTATCAATAAACTCTTCAAGTTCTTCTTCATCTTCAAATATAAATATCTCAATCTCTTCTTCGTATTCAAGTTTCTTAACATCTCTTTCCATCTCACGTTCAAGCTCTTCAATCTCTTCGTCTGTAAGTTCAACTTCCACATAATCAAGTACAATATCATCATCAAAAAACTCTTCTCCGATTTCTCCCATATCCTCTTCTTCAATAATTTCAATGTCATATTGTTCTAAATCTCCTCGTTCTATCTGTTCATCAGTTAGTTCTACACCATAAATTTCTAAGTTCTTTTGGCGTTCGTTATCTCTTTCTACTGTACCATCATCTATCTCGTGTTGTTCATACTCTGCCTCTTCTCCATTATCTAATATAACAACAAATGTTTCTGGTTCTGGTGGAGGTGGAGGTATGTAAGGCTCTGGTTCAGGCTCTGGTTCAGGAGGTGGAGGTAATGTTGTAGTAGTTGTTGTTGGCTGTATGTACTTAAAAGATATATCATCTAGTAACGACCAATCATTTATTGTTATTGTAAAACTATCTATGAATGTATCTAAAGTATCGTAAATATTATAAACAACATCCTCAAACATAGTTTGTATGTTGCTGTTGCTTTGTCCTTCTAAAACATTTTCTTGTGTAGTTTCATCTGTATGTGTGTAAGTAACTGTGCCATCATTATTTAATGCACCGATTCTAAAACCTACTTCGTATATCTCAATGTCCAATATTTCTTCATCTATTGTTGTTGTATCGGGTAATGTAAACGTGTAGTCGTTACTGTCATTACCATGTTGTTGATAATGTAAGTTCATGTGAAAATCTGTCATTCCACAACAAGACCAATTACCATTACTATGTTGGTCATCTATTTGTATGTTATTCTCTACTTCATTACCTTGACTATTTAAAGTATCTTCGGGAAGTTCTATATCTGTTGACTGTTCCCATTCTGGGATTGTAGTCGTAGTAGTAGTAGTAGTGGTAGTAGTGTTATCTTCTGGGACAGTTGTTGTTGTAGTTGTTTCTTCTGGTCCATCAAAAGTTTCTATCTCTTCTACTTCTCCAGGTATAGTAGTAGTTGTTGTTGTAGTTGTTGTAGTTGTATTATCTTCTTCATTAGCTAGCGCTGATAGCGGTAACATAACTAAAGATATTACTAACCACCCTTGCAGCAGCCGTGTCCGCAGCATTCCATATAACCCCCTACATTAATGCGTTGACTAACACCACTAATGCAGACCCTGCAACTAACCAACCGCTAAGTTCTTGTCTTGAAATTTTACTGTTTACTTTCTCGTGAAGTAAATCTATTCTTTCATTTGTTTTTTCTTGTGTATCTATGATTATGTTTAAAAGTTCTTTGTTTGTATATCCATTACCATTACTCATACAATCCAATCCCAATCTTCTTCTTTATAATTATCGGGTACTTTTGGTGTAGATATTCCATCTAACCAAACTAAAAATTTTTTAACAAAGTAACCGAATATGAAACCAACTAAATAATCCATAATGAGATTGTATCATAGGATTTTTTATTGACTAAGACCAGCTAACATTCCCTGTACCAGCAGTAATTTCTATATATTTATCAGAACCATCTGTTTGCTCTCCTGCACCTGCTGTTAAACCTGCACCTACTGTAATTGTTGCTGTGTTTGGATAACGTAGAATAACGACACCACTACCACCTGCTCCACCATTTCCTATAGATGGACTACTTGGAGAACCACCAGTTCCTCCTCCACCACCACCACCACCAGTGTTGACTGTTCCCGAACTACCTGCACCACTTCTACTACCTGCTCCTCCACCACCAGAACCAGCAGAACCTCCACTACCTGCACCTCCAAAAATAGTAGAGCCACCACCTCCACCACCACCTCTAGTAACACTAGAGCCAGTTATTGAAGATGCTAAACCTGCTTTTCCTGGACCACCATTGTTGTCATAAATAGAGTTGTCTGCATCTCCTGAAGCACCACCTCCACCACCACCAAGTGTGTATCCATCACTGTGTCCACCCTTACCACCATTTCCACCTTGATTTGCTGTTCCAGTACCACCATCATATCTGTTGCCTCCAGAACCTCTACCTCCACCACCAGAGCCTCCATCTCCTCCAGTAGTGTTTGTACCACCTATTCCACCACCTATGGAAGTAATTGAACTAAATACACTGCTAGAACCTTGTGTGGGGTCAGATGAGGCATTTACTCCACCTGTTCCTCCTGCTCCAACTGTCACTGTATAATTAGTAGAAGTTGTTAATATTAAAGGTGTTTCTGTTGAGCTATTATCTCCAGATGTTTCTGATGCGTATGAATTTCTATATCCACCTGCACCTCCACCTGGTCCTCCACTTCCGTGGTCACCACCTCCACCACCTGCAATAACCAAGGATTGTATATCTATTTCTCTTACACCAGAAGAAAATCCAAATCGTGTTGCACCTAATGGCATATGGACCTCCTAGCTAAAATTTAATAATGAATTGAT